AAGGGCATACATTTACGCTTATACCAGAGGACTTATACGAGCTCTGGGACGAGCAGGAGGGTAGATGTGCTTTATCTGGTATACCTATGACTTTTAATAAAAGTGACGGTGGAGAGGACACAAACGTCTCTATTGATAGGATAAGACCTAAAGGTTTATATGTAAGAAAGAATATACAACTAGTTGCAAAAAAGGTAAACTTACTCAAGCATACCCTAGAAGAAAATGAATTAATCGACTGGGTGGATAAGATTTATGGTCATAAGATATTAAATAAATAATATGATAGGTCAAGTAATAGAAGTAGCAGATAAAGTATTAGGTAAATTTATACCTGATAAAAATCTAAAAATGAAGCTACAAAAAGAGATGACTATGGCGTTTCATGACGCTAATCTTGCACAAATACAATTAAACAAACAAGAAGCTGCACATAAAAATATATTTGTAGCTGGTTGGCGTCCATTCGTAGGATGGATTTGTGGGGTAGCTTTAGCGTATCATTTTGTTTTATCACCAGTAATAGAGACTATACTTATAGCTTCTGGTGTGGTTATGGATCTACCGAGCTTTGAGTTTTCACAATTATCTAGTATACTTATGGGTATGCTCGGATTAGGCGGTCTTAGAACTTATGAGAAAATGAAAGGAGTCTCCAGAGAAAAATGAGTTTTTTAGAAAAACTACCAATTATGGGACAAGTCCAAAGTGGCATAATGCAACTTGGTGGAATATCAAATCTTTTAAATAAAGGTCAAATGGGATTATTAAAAGATATACCTATTTCCCCACTATTGGGAGATAAAGCTACAGGACAGTTGTCTGCTGTATTACCAGAAAAACTTATGGGTATAACCCCTGGAATGAATATAGCATCTGATATGTCAGAAGAAATGATGATGGAGATGGGTCAGCCAGATCCTGAAGCTATTACTCAAAAAATTCTTGCTGATCAAGGTAGATATGGTGATCAAGTTATGGGGCATTTAGCTCCAGGAGAAATTGTAGTACCTAAAAAATTAGCATCTGACCCTGAGCTATTAGAAAAATTGCAAGAAGTCTATGGTAAATTCGGTGTTGATATGAATCAATACACCGTAGGCAACGAAGCAAACTCAATCAACCCCAATACTGGAATTATGGAGTTTGGTTTCTTAAGTGATTTATGGGGAGACATTAAGAAAAATGCTCCGACTATAGGTCACATAGTGGGTTTTGCTGTAGGTGGACCTATTGGTGCAGGTATAGGTGGAGCTATAGGTGGTGCTGTAAAAGAGGGTGATTTAGGTTACGCTTTAAAACAAGGAGCAACAGGTTACACTCTTGGTAGTATGGCAGCAGGTGCAGGTCTTACACATGGTACTTTATCTAACCCAAGTCTTGGTTTTGGCTCAGGGGGAGTCACTAGTGGTGGAGTAGGTGGATTTTTTGAAAACTTAGGGGCTAATGCAAGAGGAGGATTAACAGGAACTATGCCAGCAGGGGCTACTGGTATAGGTAAAAGTTTTAAAGCTTTATCTGGTATGGAAAAAGGTCTTGCGGGTCTCACAGGTATAACAGCTCTGGGAGGTTTTGAAAGCCCAGAACAACAAGAAGCTGAAAGACCAACTGTAACGCAAAATCCACAAATATCACAGTACATGAATCAAAGTTTAGGTCAGGCACAACCTCTTGAGTTTACTTCTGGTCCACAATTAGCGAATCAATCTAGGAATCAAGTAGCAGGATTAGTGCCTGTACAACAAGGCATAGAAAATTCTGCTTTATTAAATTATTTGGAGTCTATGAGAGCTCAGCCAGTAGCACAGGTAGTCTACCCTAATTTCGAGGCGATATAATGGCAGTAAGCACTACTCAAGCAACTACTTCCCCACCTATATTTTATGGTGAATTAATGAGTCAAGGGATATTCCCTGCTCTTAACCAAGAATTTAGAAGTTTAGTCACTGATGGAGCAACTCCCTATAATTATGAAGGACAAAGAACAGCAGATTTTACACCTGACCAACTCCAAGCTTTTGAATTAGCTAGACAAGGTGTGGGAAGCTATCTTCCTGGAATGACCTCAGCTCAAAACTTTTTAAGTGGTGCATTAGACACAGGAAGTAATTTAATGCAAACTGGTGTTCAACAAGGTATATCAGGCACACAAGAAGGGCAAAATATTCTAAGAAGTATGGCTGGTGGTTTTGATCCTACCGATACTACTAGATTTTTCAATCCTTACGAAGACGCTGTAGTAGATCAAACTTTATCAGACTTTCAAGATAAATTTGATATAACTCAAAACCAATTAAATAATCAAGCTATACAGTCTGGTGCTTATGGTGGGTCAAGAGGTAGGTTACTGCAAGCAGACTTGGCAGAAAAATTTGGTAGGGGTGCAGCAGAAGCTGTAGGCGGTATAAGGAGACAAGGTTTTAGTGATGCTATGGCTAATGCACAGGCAGCATTTAAAGGCAGAGGAGTTGTAGCAGGTGGGCTAGGTTCACTAGGCGGTAACTTAGCAAATATAGGTATAGCTGGTGGTGGTGATTTAATTAACACTGTAGGCAGAGGTGCTGGTGCTCTCGGCAATATAAACACAGGTATATATAATTTAATGGGTGGCGATATAAATAGGCTCAGCTCACTCGGTGCTCAACAACAAGGACAAGCTCAAAGAGGGCTTGATATTGATTATGGTAATTATGTTGGTTCAATAAATTATCCGTTGTCTGTTATAAGGAATGTGGGTGGCATAGCTCAAGGTCTTGCTCCATCACTTGGTAGTAATGTTTTCCAAACACAAGAAGATATAGGTGACCCCGACCCAGAACAAAATAAGTTTATGCAATTAGCTGGTGCAGGTTTACAATTATATGGTTTAGGGAAAGACGCAGGGCTCTTTGGAGAAGAATAAAAAATGGCACAAAGATTTGACCCAATAACGCAAAGGTTTCAATTAAGTGGTTTAGATAGTTTATTTCAACAAAACCCAGCAAACTTAGCAAGTAATTTATTAAGTTCAGGAATGTCTCCTCAAGAGGTATCATTACAGACAGGTCTAAGTCCTGATGAACTTATGCTACTTCAAAGAAATAAAATGACTAACGTACCAGTACAACCCCCTATGGCTACTATGGATATGGGTCAAACAGGTGGCATAACTTCTACTTTAAACAGAGACTTAATGTCAGGCGATCCTACAGGTGAGCTAGGTGTGTTGTCGAGTCAAATGGTAGATCAAATGGATTTGTTAGGTCTTACTAAAGATGAAGACACGGCTGATGAGTTAGACACAATAGTTGCAGCACAAATAAACTCAGCTGCTGAGAAAGTACAATCTGCGGAAGCAAGTGGTGATCCTCAACAAATAGCGAAAGCACAAAAAGATGCTAATGATGTAACTTCAATCAATACTTCTATTATAAGTTTTTTAGGTAATAGCCCAGAAGAAAGAAAAGAAAAAATGCAGATATATAGAGACGCTGCAGCTACTATGTTGGGCGGTAGAGAAGATTTAGAAAAATATATTCGTAGACCAGATGAAGCATTGCCCTACATGGTAGCAGGCATGTCTTTAATGCAATCAGGTACAGAAGGCGAGGACTGGACAACTGCTTTGAGTAATGCTTTTAGTAAATACGCAGTTAGTAAAAAACAAGAAGATAGACAATTTCAAGACAGGTATGCACAGTTCAAATTAAACGAGCAAATGCGTAAAGATGAGTTTGCCACTAATTTAGCATTAGAAGATTTAAAAATATCTGCAGCACAAATTACTGAAAAAGGTACACCTTATATAGTGAACGGATCTCTGCGAATATTAAACTCTATGGAAGCTAGAAAATTAAGTAAAGCAGAAGGTGCTGATATAAGACCTTACGATAAAGACCTTGACGGAAAAGTATCAGACTACACCATAACTGGCTCAAACGGCAGTAGCATTACTACACTACTAACTAACGCCGAAGCAAGTGGATATCAAGACATGGGTTTTGAAATAGTATCAGGTAATCAAAATAAAAATACAAAACAATATCAAATAGTGTACCCAGAAGGTTTTACAGGAGCTCCTGGATCTAGATTAGAGGGTAGTCCTGCTTTTATAAATGCGAGTGATAATGAAATACAAAATTTAAGGAAGGAGTTTAAGGATGTTGACTTTAGTGATAAAAAAATTGATTTAATACCTATTCTTAGGACTACAGACGGTAAAACTATACCTATGCTTGTGCCAGAAACTCAAGTAAATTATAAAACTGACCAAAAACAATACGGAGGTGGGTTTAGTTTGACTATGGATAAAGACGGAAACACTACTTTTACATCTGGTGCTGGTACTAATGAACGAAGTTTAAATAAAGACAGAAGAAAAAGAACACAAGAGTTTAGAGACCAAGCTACAGATGTTGCAGAAGTGTACACGCTACTTGATGATATTATTAAAGTAGTCGATGGACCATCAGGTGCCCAGCTACCAGCTGGTGCTAGAGGATTCACTAATATACTACAACGAGGTTTAGATGAGATTGGTGCATTAGGTAAAAACCTTACTAATATTGCCACAGCTACAAACGATGTTTTAAGTTTCACAGATACAACTTTTGAAGGAGCAGATGGTAGTAAGATTACAGCTCAACAATTATTTAGTGATCTTTCAGGGTCAGAAGAATATGCTGGATTGTTAGGAACTAATGTAAATAATAGAGAATACCAAGCATTGACTTTTAACTTAGCTGTTTCTTTAGCTAAAGCTATGGGGCTAGGTGAAGCCAGAGCGTTATCAGATAAAGATTTAGTTTTTGCTATGAGAACGGCTGGTTTTGATTCTTCAAACAGAAAAAGTTTAGCAAAAAGACATAACACATTGAGAAAACAATTACTTAGAAGTCTGTATCAAACTAAAAATAACCTTGAATCAGATGTGTACCTAAAAGGAGATGATAAATTCGTAAAAGGTTTAAATGCTATACTTGATAACCCAATCGATCCACTTAATCCAGATGTTTCTTTTTCAAGTGTCTTTCAAAACATAGGTAATGAAGCTGAAGAAGTTATAGTAGATGATACTCAATCTACAACAACTATGCAAGGTGTGTTTAGTCCAAAATACAAAACGTATTTTGATAGTTTAAACCCAGAAAATAATATGGCGAATGCTTTTGATAGATTGAGCAAAAAAATGGCTTCAGTAGAAAATGAGTCAGAAGCTGACCAAGAAATATTTTTAAAAGACTTAGGGTTATTTATGGCAAATTTACCAGATGACATAAGAAACGAACTACTCTCAGGTTTAGGTTTAACTCCAAGTACAGAATAATATGGCACAAAACGATATTATAGATCTTGACGCAATAATAAGTGACCCAGAGTTATTTCAAAGATTTAGAAAACTACCTAGTATTTATTCAACACAAGATGATAAATTTACTCGTGGGCTTGAAATAGACAAACTAGCTCAGTATGGTTTCGATTTAGATAACACAGCTAGAAGAAGATCTCAAGTGCTCGGGGATGACATGAGTTTTTTTGAAAAAATCACTACACCTGGAGGAGTACCAGCAGTAAGGTATGATAACCCTGCATTAGAATTTGATGAGCTTATTACAGCGGACAAAACTAAATATTCAGAGGCTGTCGAACGTGGATTAAAAGCTGGTGACCCATATTTTTACGCAAATCCAAAATTTATTGATAGATTAGACAAGAAAACATTGGGCGAATTTTACGGCATAGACTATGATAACAATTTACCGAAAGGACTTTTAAGAGATTTTACTCATCTACCAAATAAAATTATTAGTAATCCAGAGTCAGCTAAACCAACTCTTGAAAGATTATTGAGACAAAAATTTAGAGAAACTGGTGATCTACCAGAGAATTTTGATTTTGATATCAAACTAGATCCTAGTGGTACAGTAGGTTATACTTTTCAAAATCCAACACTTGACGGTAAACGCTCCCCTTTGAATCCTCCAGGTATGCAGTTCGGTGATACGATGCCGTTTATAGAACAATTAAGTGCTGAGGTACTAGCTGGTATTGCTACATTTGCTGGTACAAGAAGTCCTACAGCTGGAGTACTCGCAGAAGGTTTAGCAGGATACACCTACAGATACACTACCCTAAAGAATTTACAAGACAGAGGAATAATTGACCCCGATTACGACATAAATATGGACGCTATGAAGGAAATGGGTTTAGTCATGGGGCTTGGTCTGAGTGCTAATGCAGTGATAAATCTTATACAAAGGTATGGTAAAACAGTTCCTGGAATGGGTAGAACTGGTTTTCTCCCTATGGGCATAGACGAAAAAGAATTTATAGAAGGATTTGAAGCAGTGAGTAAAGAAATAGGAGATAATAATTTAATTTCTATGAGTAATCTTACTACTCCTCAAGTTATGAGAGCATACGCTGAAATACAAGCTGAAAAAGGTGGACCAAAATTAACTTCACCGTATGAATCTGCTCAAAAAGAATTAGAACAGTTGACACCTGGACAACAAGGTGGACCGTTAAGGCAAAAATTCCAACAACAAGATGAAGCAGGTGAAACAGCTGTAGAAGATATTTTTGAAACAGGTGCAGATTTATCAAAAAGAGATGCTTTACAAGAAGGTACTGACATAGCCATGTCAAGAACAGGTACAGAAGTGCGTGAAGCTACAGAAGAGTTTGTGGAAACTGCACCTAATGTCATAATAGCTAAAGATGGTGTAGAAAAATTTGTACAAAGGAACTCAGATGAATTTACAAAATTTTTGGACGGTGGTGTAGATGTTTCTCCAGCAGATTTAACTAGAAGAATACAAGAAGATTTTTATAATTTAAGGGTAGCTAAACAAACTGAAACAGACGAAGCTTTTGACTTAGCATTTGATGCTATAAAAGACAAAAGAAAAAAACCTTTTGACATGAGTGAAGTGGCTGAAGTTTTTGAAGGAATAATTAAACAATCGAGAGACCAAGTATTTCCTCCAGGAGAACTAATAGGTATAGCAAAAAGAGCAGTCAGTAAAATAAAAGGTACTGATAAAATAAAAGGTCAAAAATTTCAATCAAGAGAGTCATTTGATGCAGATTTAGAAGAACTTAGAGGGGTGCTATTTGATGCGTATCAAAATCCAACAAGAAATAGAAAGCTAATCACAGAATTAGAAAGAGTAGTAGAAACTTACGATTTAACTAGATATAATACTTTGGCAAAAGAAGGTGGAAAAGGAAGCACAGGATTACTTGATAACGCTTTAGATAAATACAAAGAATTATCAAACGAATACAAATCAGGGCTAATAGGTGATATAACAAGGTTAAGTAATAAAGTCACGAATACACTTAGTACAGACAGTCTCTCAGCTTCTAACAGATTATTAAAATTTATAAACTCAGGATCTACTATAACAGATGATGGAGTCATAAGTTCTCCTGAATATTTAAGTAAAATTTTTCTTGACCCTTCTAATGCTAAATTAGTAGATGACGTCAGATTAGCTACAAAAAACAATTTATTTGAAAATGTTTTTGAAATAAAAAACGGCAGAATAATGCCGAAAGAAGATGGTCCAGAATTATTAAGACAATGGAAAAATGATAATGCTAGTGTGCTTGATGAAGCTAACGGAGTTTTTACTAAAAAAGAATTACAAAGTTTTGATAATGTTGACGGTTTAGCTAATAGATATAGACAAGAATTAGACGCAAGGGAGTTATTTCTACAAAAAGCTAAAGATAATGTTGACATAAAAGTTATTACAGAAAAAAATCTAGATAATCCAGAAATATGGTTTAGTCAGATATTCGAACCTAATAATGTGACTAAACCAGCTAAATTATTTGAAACTATAAAAGCTGCAGATAATTTTTCTGGTGGAACTCAGTTAATGGATAAAGTTAAATTAGCTATATATGATGATTTTATGAAAAACACTTCTAGTAAACGTCTGGGTACTGATGTGTTTGATTCTAACAAAATAGACCAGTATATATCTCAACATGGTTCGGCTATGGGGATATTTTTAGGAGATCAATTCGTAGCTAATTTAGGAAAACTTAATAGGCAACTTAAAACTTTCTTGCCAGCAGAAGGACAAGTGGGTAAAGATCCAACAACAGATTGGTATAAAGCAGGGCAATCTGTATTAAGGGCTTACGTGGGGTTATTTACGAGACCTGGAAGATTTTTAACTGCAGCAAATTATATAGCAAGGTCTGGGGCAGATAAAAAAAGCATAGACTTAATGACTAACCCAAACAAACTTTACGAAATTTTAATAGATGCAAAAAAATATGACTCACCAACATATAGAGCTGTAAGAAGGTTAGTGAGTTATACAATAGGTGAAACTCTCGTACAACCAGAAGAACCAAAGGAAGAAGACCTAGAATCAATAAAAGCTGAATTAGAAGAACAATCAAGAAGAGTTATGGATAGTCAAATAAAAGATTTAATGCAACTCAAATACGATTTCTAAACTAACCAGTCTTTCCACTTTTCTTCACCAAGCACAGTTTGAGCAATGTTTTGTTTTTGACGCAGAGCTTTTACTATTTTTTCATCAACAGTTTTTTCACACACTATATCAATATATGTGACCTTATCGTCTTGACCGATACGATGAGCTCTATCTTCTGACTGTAACCTTTTCTCTAAATCATAGTTATTAGAATAATATATAACTGTATTGGCAGCAGTCAAAGTAATACCATAACCACCTGTTTGTGTATTACCCACAAAGAATCTCATCTTACTGTCAGGGTCTTGAAAACCTTTTATTATACCTTCACGCTCTGATTGTTGTACGTCACCAAAATACATACCTACTGAGTCAGAGCCATATTTCTCACTCAGGGCTTTATTTATCTTTCTAATATCATGCCTGTAGTTTGCCCAGATAATAACTTTGCCTTGAACTTCTTCTATTATTTGTAATAATTCTTCTAACCTGTTTGAATCTAACTCTTTCGTAGTACCCTTATCAGTATTTATAAAACCACAAGATATTTGATGTAATCTCACTATTTGTGTAATTACTGAGTTAATTGTGACCTTTTCGCCTGACAATACCGCTAAAGCATTGCGTTGAATATCCTTGTAGACGCGTTTTTGGTCGTCTGTCATCTCTATTTTTCGCTTAATATAGACCTTTGGAGGAAGGTCAAGGCAATCTTTTTTCAAGATACGAAAGCTAAATGACTTTAATAATTCATTTAATTCGTTCAAGTTTTTATAACCAGTAACTAATTTAAAATTTCTACCGTTCATGGAACGTTCTATTAAGTCAGCAAACCTTGCTCTGAATGAAAAATAACTACTGAAACCTAATAGTGATGGGTCTAGAAAATAACATTGACTAAATAAGTCTAATGGACTTTTTGTCACAGGAGAGCCTGTCAGTATTCTTTTATAATATGCATACTTACCGAGTCTTACAGTATTGACAGTTCTCTTAGCTTTGTAATTTTTGATAGTTGTACTTTCGTCTATGATAAACATACATTGACGTTCCATTAAAAACTTAGAAGCTATCTCAGTACCTCTCTTTGTACTGAATGCTTCTATGTTCATGATAAATATCTTTAGCTCATCTGATTTATCAAAAAGAGTTTCTAGGTTTTCTTTATTCTTTTTAGTGTTAGCGTTTGACCATTTGACTATTGATTTTGGTATTTCGTCAGGTAAGTGTGTTGGTATTTCGTATGTAAACCAATTATCATATACACCTTTGGGTGCAACTATAAGTACACCGTTTAGTTTTTTATCCATGTACAATTTAACAAAGTTGTCAATCACTACTTTTGACTTACCACAGCCCATCTCCATAAATAGAGCAAACGATTCTTTTTCACACGACATATCAAGTGCATCCACCTGATGTGTATAGGGTGTAGTTTTATATGTATACTGACTCATATAAGGCATAGCATATTTATACTTAACCAGAAAGTAAATGATTGCTCGTGATTTATTAGCACTATTGAGCTAATAGGGTGATAATATATCAGCTAATAGGTAGCTTAAGTGATTGATTTATTTAAGGATATACCTAAGAACATATTGACCTATTAGCTGAAATTAACATTTATCCTTTACTAAAAATAAAATCTCCCTATACTACTAATAGTAAATAGTACTAATAGGCACTGATGGTGGTGCCGTATAAGTTTTGTCATTTTCCATGATCCTCCTAAGACTAAAAACTTGACAAGACACACCATCACTTATTATGATAGAATTTATAAAAGGAGAATTTACAGGTTTTGATTGCGATATTACTACTTGGGACGAGCCAAGAGTTCGCATGTATAAAGGCAAAAAAGTAGTAGGCAGACCAACTCGTGGCTTTGGCGATAGCCCTTTCGAATATGCTGGTAAACTATATGAGCCTGAGCCGTGGTCTACTCCTATGTATGTAATAAAATCAAACGCTGAACATTTGGTAAGTTATAAATTAAAAAAAGAAGTGAAGTTTAATTTTTGTTTGTGTGGATATTATGGACCAGAAGGCAAAGGCATACCGCACCATTCTGATACAGTACCCACTAAAAACGATATAGTTTTGTCCGTGTCTCTTGGTGCACCTAGAGTTTTCGAATGGCTTGAGTACGAAAAAGATATAAAAGAAAAAGTAAACACTAGTGAAATAAATACTAAGTATGTTCCTAAAAAAAGTTTAACACATTATTTAATGGAAGATGGAGACGTTTTTATATTTGATGGTAAATCTCAAATGAGAAGTACACACGCAGTATTAGATATGGAAGGTTGTGGAGAGAGAATCAACCTCACCTTTAGAAGTGGCGTTTAAATACGCAACAACCTATTTACTTTTATTACCAAAAATAGTTTAATAGAGACGCACTACCAAAAGTAGTGATAACTAAGGAAAAATTATGACAAATATATTAGATCAAATGGAAAAAGATGCAGAGGAGAAAGAAATTAAGTCTGAAGATTTAAAAAGTATTTCTGCTTTAGCTAAAGACCTGAAAGACCTAGAAGCTCAAATGGAAGAACAGCAAGATGTTCTTAACAATCTTAAAAATAAATACCGTCAAATAAGTGAAGAGGACTTACCTTCTAAATTAGAAGAAGTAGGTATGTCTGAATTTAAACTTAGCGATGGTACTTCTATTTCAGTAAATAGGTTTTACTCTGGTCGTATCACTGAGGAAAATAGAGATCAATGTTTTCATTGGCTTGAAGAAAATGGTCTTGGTGATATTATAAAGAACACTGTCTCGGCTAACTTCGGTAGAGGTGAAGACGAGAGTGCAAAAACTCTTATGACTAGCTTAGAGAAAGACGGGTACTCACTCATGCAGAAAAAATGGGTAGAGCCTATGACTCTCAAAGCTGTTATTAAAGAGCAGGTAGAAAAAGGTAGCGACCTCCCTTTAGATACCTTTAATGTATATGTAGGTCGTAAAATAAAGGTGAAAAAATGACAACTAACGAAGCTGTTAAAGAAGACGTAGAGGCTACTCCTACTGAATCTAAGCCATCAAAAGAAGTAGCAACTAAATCAAACACGGCTTTAGCCACTGCCTCATTATTTGAGGAAGATGCTGGGTCTGGTTTGGAAAATGTAACCTCTGACGATATTACTATTCCTCGTCTTAAAATACTTCAAGCTATGAGCCCAGAAGTAAATAAGAAGGATGGTAAATATATTGAGGGTGCAGTAGCTGGTGATATAACTAACACAGTCACTAAAGAAATCTTTAGAGAAGATGTTGGATGTTTTGTATTACCAGTGTCGTATAGACGTATGTTTCTCGAGTGGCAGCCACGCGAGACAGGTGGAGGGTTGGTGACGCAACACTTTGACCCTGAAATACTACGTCAAACTAAAAAGGATAGGGATGGTAGAGATGTCCTAGATAATGGAAACTATATCCAGACATCTGCAACTCACTATTGCCTAGTACTAGACGGTGACTCGTTTCAACAAGTTATGATTCCTATGGCTGGAACACAGTTAAAGAAATCAAGAACTTGGAATGCAGTTATGGCTAGTCTAAAAGTGAAAAAAGCGGACGGTGGTGTTTTTACTCCTCCTACCTATAGCCACAAATATAAATTGACTACTGTACAGGAGTCAAATGATCGTGGTACATGGTTCGGTTGGAATGTAGACATGGTGGGTCCAGTCACAGAAGAAGAAACAGATATGTATCTTGCAGCTAAACAGTTTTCACAGACCGTAGGTAGTGAAAATGTTGTGATGGCTACTTCTAACGACGAAGCTCCTTTCTAATCCTTTTTTAAATTACAGTTCTAGGGTAAGTTATATGTCTTACCCTAGACTAAGACTTGAGGACAGATTGGAGAATTATTCAAATAAATTAAATGAAATATTCAAAGGCTCGAACAGAGCTCATGGTACTTTTACTGTTGACATAGCTACAACAGGTCAGAAAAAATCAGGTAAAGCAAAAACTATAAAAACTGTAGGGGCTACTACAAATCATTGGGACGACCACCTTAGTGGTAAATCTGGTCTAGGTATTATACCTATAGATGAAGATAACATGGTACGATGGGGTGCTATTGACGTTGACCAATACTCGCTAGACTTAAAAAAATTAGTATTAAAAATAGAAGAATTCGGCTTACCACTTATAGTATGTAGAAGTAAAAGTGGTGGAGCCCACATATACTGTTTTACTCGAGAGCGAGTAAGTGCAGGAGATATGCAAGATAAGTTAAGAGAAATATCTGCAGGATTAGGGTATGGTGGAGTAGAGATATTTCCTAAGCAAAGGGAGGTATTAGTAGATAGGGGAGACTTAGGCTCATGGCTAAATATGCCCTATTTCGAGGGCGAAAACTCTCTTAGGTACGCTTTCGATACTAAGGGCGAGGCATTAAGTATAGACGGTTTTATAGAGCATATAGAAAAGAGGTCGTTAAGTTTAGAAGAATTATTAGAGTTAGAAGTACCTTTATTGGATGACATGAAAGATGGTCCACCTTGTTTACAGGTATTACTTAAACAAGGTTTTCCAGAAGGCACAAGAAATAATGGTTTATTTAATGTAGGTGTATATTTAAAGAAAGCTATCCCAGAAACTTGGGAAACTGAGATAGAAGAATATAACAGAAAGTATGTAACACCACCTTTACCAGCCCAAGAAGTTTTAACCTTAATAAGTACATTAAGGAAAAAGGAGTATAACTATAAATGCTCTGATGAACCAATCAAGTCTTACTGTAATGTAAGTAAATGTAGGGGCTGTAAGTACGGCATCGGCAACGGGAACACGGCTCCTACATTCTCTAGTTTAGCTAAGTTAGATAGTAACCCACCTCTCTGGTTTTTATCTATTGATGATAAAAGATTAGAGTTAAGCACTGAACAACTTCAAAATCAAATAAAGTTTCAAAGAGTGTGTATGGAGATTTTAAATATAATGCCACAACGTATGAATGATAGGGGTTGGCAAACTCTTATACAAAATTTAATGGACAATGGTATGGAGATTATAGAGGTAAGCGATGATATTTCTGTAGAGGGGCAGTTTATGGATTTACTCGAATCTTTTTGTACAGATATGGCACAAGCTAACACAAGAGATGAGATACTTTTAGGTAAGCCCTTTACAGAAGATAACCGTACCTTTTTTAGAATTAAAGATTTAAAAGAGTATCTTTTAAAACACAGGTTTACAGAAATGGATACTAACAGAATAGCATCTAAGCTGAGAGATATGAAAGCTGAACATAAGTTTTTAAACCTAAAAGGTAGAGGAGTAAATGTTTGGTCTATAGCTGAGTTTGAATATGGAGCAGATGATTTAGAGCTCGAGCCAACTAACTTTGAGGGGTCAGACATATAATGTATAACGTGGTTCTTGGTCCACCTGGAACTGGAAAAACAACGTACCTTTTAAATAAGGTAGAAGACTTCTTTGAAAAAGGTACGCCACCAGAAAAACTAGGTTATCTTGCGTTTACTAAGAAAGCTGCAAACGAAGCTCTGGCTAGAGCTATGGGCAAGTTTTCTTACACAAGTCAAGAGTTGTGTTATTTTAGAACGCTCCACTCTCTCTGTTATCATTGGTTAGGTTTTACTAAGAACGATGTATTAGCTAGGAGTAATCTTAGAGAGTTTAGTAGGACTATAGGTGAGAGAATAAACTCTGCGTGGGATGGTGAAAATATAATGACACTATCTAGTAAGGGCGATAGAATGTTATTCTTAGAAAATATGGCACGTAATCAATCAATGGGTTATAAAGAAATATGGAACAAAGCTAATGATTTAGATATAACTTGGATGCATTTTAATTGGTTTTGTAAAAACTATTCTAAATATAAAAGCCAAAACTTTTTAATTGATTTTACAGATATGTTAGAGATGTTTATTAATCACGATACTAAACCTAACCTAGACGTATTAATTATAGACGAGGCACAAGACTTATCAGCTTTACAGTGGAAGTGTGTAGAAAAATTAGCAGAAGGGGTAAAGCATGTGTATATAGCTGGTGATGATGATCAAGCTATCTATAAATGGGCAGGTGCAGATGTAAATCATTTTATAAATTTAAAAGGTAATAACATTTATTTAAACCAATCTTACAGAGTACCAAGAAAAGTACATGATGTAGCACTGAGAATAGTAAAAAGAATAGGTAATAGAAAGGAAAAGGTATGGGAGCCTAGAGAAGAAGAGGGTCAAATAAATATACATATGGATTTTGAACATATTGATGTGTCAGAAGGTGAGTGGTTATTTTTAGCTAGAAATAATTATCTACTTAATCAAGTAGAGGACTACCTTAAAAAGTCTGGTAGATTTTATCAGAGGTCTGGTAAATCTCCTGTGTCTGATACTTTAATTAATGCTATAAAAGATTGGGAAAGGTTAAGGAAAGGTCAGAAAATAGAAGCTGACAATATAAGAAAAATCTACTCGTACATGAGGGCTGGTAAGGGAGTCAAGAAGGGGTATAAAACATTAAAAAGTTTATTAGGCGATACAGTTTTAAGTATAGGTGATTTAAAAAGAGACTATGGTCTATTAGTAGATAGCATATGGCATGAATCATTTGACCTCATAGGTATAACTCAGAGAGAGTACTTAATATCTTGTCTAAGGAGAAAAGAAAACTTAAATACATCAAGAATAAAACTAAGCACTATACATGCTTCTAAAGGTGGTGAGTGTGACAACGTGGTTTTATTATCTGATATGGCTACTAAGTCTTACGATGAATTATATAGAAACCCTGACAACGAGTGTAGAAATTTTTATGTAGGTGTGACTAGAACTAAAGAAAACTTACACATAGTGAGGTCTAAAACTAGAAAACAGTTTATTTTTTAGGAAGATCCCTATACTTAAACTTTACAAGTAAAGTAAAATATTGACGTGAATATATTTAAATTAGACGATAATATACAGACTGCAGCAGAAATGCACTGTGACAAACATGTGTCTAAAATGATTTTAGAGTCAGCTCAAATGCTTTGTACAAGTTTCTGGCTTCATGATCAAACAGCACCTTACAGACCTGTACATATGAAACACCCTTGTACTATATGGTCTGCAGCCAGTTTAGATAATTGGCTATGGCTGAAAGACTTGTTAATTTGTCTCAATGAAGAATTTATGTGGCGATATAATAAAAACGTATGTCATAAATCTTACGATGTTATTATGTCACTGCCCAACCCTTTGATAAAAAGTAAAGGGCTACAAGAACATCCACAATGCATGCCTGATCAGTACAAAGTTCAGGGGAATGCAGTCGAGGCATACAGAAGTTATTATATAGGCGAAAAAGTATTCGCGAAATGGACTAAACGAGGTAAACCATCATGGTACAAGATAAAGTAGAAGGGTTTTTTAACTACATAAATGAAAGACACCAAATATATTTAAGAAGGCAAAATGGTCTTCATCCACCGTGGACAGAAGATAAGATATTAAAAACTTATAGTTTTTGTAATGTGTTTAGAGAACTAGACACAGTCACAGAATGGGTAAGAACAAACTGGAGAGAGCCTTATTTTGACCACCCTAACTTAGCTTTCTCAATGTCCGTGGCTCGTCAAATAAATTGGCCATCCACCCTAGAAGAGATAGGTTTCCCTGAGGATTGGCAACCAGAAAAGGTAAAAGCTATAATGCAGGATAGAATGGATAGTGGGAAAAAAGTTTACACAGGTGCTTATATGTTGACAGGTACTTTAGGTGGTACTAAAATAGAACAAACAGTAGACAAAATACTCACACCTTTATATAATAACCACCCAGAGATAGTCTCTAGTAGTTTAGAAGATACTTGGAAAAATTATCTTCCTTATCCAGGATTTAGTGGATTTATGTCATACGAAGTTGTTACAGATTTAAGACACACTCATTTATTAAGGAACGCTCGTGATCTTTATACTTGGGCAAATCCAGGTCCAGGAGCAAAGCGTGGATTAAATAGAATGAATTTAAGAACGCTTACTTGGGACTCGCACAAACATGACTGGAACGCAGAGATGTATAAACTTTTACAAGTGGCGGATAAATACTTAGAGCCACATGTACCAAAGCTAGAGATGAGAGAGATAGAGCACAGTTTATGTGAGTTTGATAAATATGAGAGAACTAGATTAGGTGAGGGTAGACCTAGAGCAAAATATAAATATGATAAATACCCAAAATTTAATGAGGCACAATACCTATGAAAATATATATTCCTACTCGTGGTAGACCCACTAATCAAGAAACTTTAAAATGGTTTCCCCAATGGATGCAAGCTAATGGTGATGTAATATTAGTTATTGATCATGATGAGCAACACCTGTATACTAAATATCAAAACACACCTAAAATGGTAGTCCCAGAGGACTGTATAGGCATAGGGGCTAAACGAAAATATATTATAGAGCATAGTGATGACCCCCATATAGTTATGCTTGATGATGATTTACGGTTTTACATTCGTAAAAGCCCTACCGACTGGCACTTACGATATTTAGAGTCTGATGAATACCCTGCTATGTTTGGTCTATTAGACGAGTGGCTTAGTCAAGGTTATGCCCACGTGGGTGTAAGTGCTAGGGAAGGTAATAATAGGGTAGAAGATTTATCTGTAGAAAATACTCGATACATGAGAGTACTCGCCTATAACTTAAACGAGTTTCCTGAAGACATAGAGTGGGGCAGAACTAGAGTGATGGAAGATTTTGATATAGCTTTACAACTATTGAGAAAAGGTAAAGCATGTAAGGTAAGTTTTTATTACGCACAAGGTCAAAAATCATCTAACGCTGACGGTGGGTGTAGTGAGTGGAGAACTATTGATGTTCATAATGAAGGTGCTGAAAGATTACACTCTTTACACCCTACATGCGTTAAGGTAGTAGAGAAACAAACTAAAACTGCTTGGAACGGATTACCTCGTAAGGATGTAATCATAGGTTGGAAAAAAGCATATAAAGAAGGAATAGGAGAATAATGCACACATTAAACTGTAGAAATGTAAACGATGCCTTTTTAAGAGGTATGGATTTACTTGACTCGAATGGTCATATAGAAAATACTAGAAACGGTAAAGTCATCACTGTAGAAGAACCAGTTACTACAGTTTATGCTAACCCTAGCGAGAGAGTTTTATTTGACCCAGATAGAGACGCTAACCCCTTTTTCCATTTTATGGAAGGTTTATGGATGCTGGCTGGTTTTAATGACTTAGCTACCATGGAGTACTACAATAAAGGTATGAGTAGATATAGTGATGATGGTGAAACATTGTGGGGAGCGTATGGCTGGAGATGGAGAAGTTATTTCAAAGACCCTATATTTAAAGATTTTGCTGGTAAAGACCAAGTAAGAATTATTATTGATAGACTTAAACACGACCCTTACGATAGACGCTGTGTCCTACAAATGTGGGACGCTGTGGGCGATTTAGGGCGAGATGGAGCTGACGTACCCTGTAATACGACTATATACTTTAAAACTGTACACATAGACGGCTACAGTCCTCGTCTCGATATGACAGTATCAAATAGGTCAAATGATATTATCTGGGGTGCATATGGAGCAAACGTGGTACACATGTCAATGCTACATGAGTTCGTAGCTGCAGCAGCAGGTATAAGAATGGGTAAGTATTATCAAGTGAGTAATAATTATCATGCGTACTTAAATGTATATGAGCCTATGAGAGAAAAATTACTACAAATAGACTCTTTTGATTATTACACAATAAAGCTATTAATTAATCACAATCCGTATAAACTAGATGAAGTAAATCCCTATCCAATGGTAAGTGTAGACTTTCGTGATTGGGAAGCAGACTTAATTATGTTTTTTACTAGAAAACCTTTTCAGCAAATGGAATTCAAAGATCCATTTTTCACTGACGTCGCAGTACCTATACAAGATGCTTGGTATCTCTCTAAAGAGGAGAGTAAGGAAGAAGCACTTATAGAAATACAACATTGTAAAGCTGATGATTGGATGGAAGCTTGCTTTAGATGGCTGTCTAGAAGAATAAAATAAATAGGAGAATCTATGATTGGTCAATGGTCGTATAGTCGTCTTAGTTGTTACGAGAAGTGTCCCAAACAAGCTGAGTTTAAATTTATAAAGAAAATGAAAGAGCCTGGAAGTCCTGCCATGGATCGTGGTAAAGATATGCATAAATTATGCGAGGAATATATTCGTGGTAGGTTTGATGAACTACCTAAAGAACTCAGAGAGTTTGAAGAAGCGTTTGTAAAATTAAAAGAACTACATGAATATGGTCAGGTAACATGTGAGAGTGACTGGGCTATAACTAAAGATTGGGATCAAACAGGTTGGTTTGATAATGATACTTGGGGCAGGGCTAAAGTAGATGCTTTCGTCTATGACGAAGGAAACTCAACAGAAGCTAGAGTCATTGATTTTAAAACAGGTAGATATGAAGGTAATCAAGATGCACATAAAGAACAATGTGAATTATATGGAGGAATAGCTTTAAAGAGATACCCTGAGTTAGAAAAAATTATCACGGAAATGTGGTATTTAGATCATGGTAAGATAGATAGATACATTTATACTCAAGAGAGTATAAATATCAAAAGAGATAAAATACACATAAGAGCTGTAGAAATGACAGAAGCTACAGAGTTTCCTGCTAAACCTTCTAAGTGGAAGTGTAAGTGGTGTTATTTCGGTAAGCAGAATATGTGCAGAGAAAAATATGAGGAGTATTAATTATGAGTGGATCTAATTTTAATTTAATAAAACTACTAGCACACACTGATGTAGAAAAGCTAGAGGAAGCCCAAATAAGTTATGGTGATAGTTGGCGTTCTCGTGGTGGTGTTGGTGCGTTTATGATGTTAGCTAGAAAATTTGATAGGATAGAAAATCAGTGTAAAAAGAACGGCTACGACATATTTAAAACTATAGCAGATGACCCTAGTTCTACAGGTATATTAGACGATATACAGGATTTAAGGAGATACTTGCTATTAGTAGAAGGTCACATGACTAACCGAAAAGAGTATATCGGTAAGTAATGGATCAAAAAAGTTTTTTTCCACCTGAGTCAGAGTGGACACCACCAGATAGTTTTCCTGATTTAACACAAGCTAAAGAGATAGCTATTGATTTAGAAACTAGAGACCCATTACTCATGACTCATGGTCCGAGCTGGGCTTGTAAGCAAGGAGAAATAATTGGAGTAGGTATAGCTACAGAAGGTTGGAAAGGTTATTTCCCTGTGGCTCATCATTATGGGGCTAATCTAGACAGAGGAGTAGTCTATAAGTGGTTAGCTAAACAGTTAGAGCATGATAACGATAAAGTATTTCATAACGCACAGTATGATTTAGGTTGGCTTACTTATGAGGGATTTACTGTCAACGGTAGTATACAAGACACTATGATTGCTGCACCTTTATTAAATGAAAATGAAAGGAGATACTCTCTCAATAGTTTAGGTGAAAGGTTTATGGGTGAATTAAAAGATGAAAAACTTTTAACAGAGGCAGCAGAAGCATTTGGGCTAAACCCTAAATCAGAGATGTATAAATTAGAGCCTAAATATGTTGGCATGTATGGTGAGCAAGACGCTGACCTTACTTACAGGTTATGGCAAAATTTAAAAGAAAAAATAAAAGGAGAAGAGGTTAGTGAAATATATAAACTAGAATCATCTTTAATAAGGGTACTTATAGAGATGAGGAGACGTGGTGTAAGAGTCGATCTAGATAAAGCTGATAGAGTTAGTCAAGAATTAAAGAGTAAAGAACAAAAGATATTAAGTCAAATAAAAAATTGGTACGGCATTACCCCTGACTTATGGGCAGCAGCATCAGTCGCACAAGTATTTGATAGAGCTGGTTTAGATTACCCTAGATCACCAAAACTAAATGCACCGAGTTTTACTTCTGCTTGGCTAGAGGCACATGACCATAAATTACCATTAGCGATAGCTAGGGCTAGAAAATTCAATAAAGCTAGAACTACTTTTATAGATAAAATGATTTTAGACCATGAGGTAGACGGTAGAATACATGGAGAACTACACCCCTTAAGGTCAGATGATGGAGGTACAGTCACAGGAAGGTTTAGTTGTAGCAACCCTAACTTACAACAAGTACCAGCACGTGATCCAGAAATAGGTAGTTTGATAAGAAGTTTATTTATACCAGAAGAAGACTGTCACTGGGGTTGTTTTGATTACTCTCAACAAGAGCCTAGACTTACAGTACATTACTCGCTACTTACTAAACAAGAGGGTGCACAAGAGGCAGCAGATGCTTACACAGATGATGCAGACTTTCATCAGATAGTAGCAGACATGGCTAATATAAGTCGTAAGGAAGCTAAGAATATAAATCTAGGTTTGAGTTATGGTATGGGTAAAGATAAACTCATACGTCAATTAGGTATTAGTGAAGAAGAGGGTCAAATACTATTTGATCAGTATCATGAACGAGTACCTTTTATCCGTGGTCTACGAGATACTTGTGCTAGGTTAGGGTCAAATAGGGGTTATATAAAGACTATCCTAGGACGTAAGTGTCGCTTTAACCTTTACGAACCTATGTCGTATAGGGATACCCCTTACCCCTACGAAAAAGCCCTCGAAACGTATGGAAAAGGGCTTAAAAGGGCTTTTACATATAAAGCTATGAATCGACTTATACAAGGGTCAGCAGCAGACATGACTAAAAAAGCTATGTTAGATTTACACAAAGAAGGCATACTCGCACATACTCAAGTGCATGACGAGTTAAATATATCTGTTAAAGATAAACAGGAATGTGAAAAAGTCATAGAGGTTATGAGAGACTGTGTAAAAATCAATGTACCTAATAAAGTAGATGCTGAGATAGGTAAGAGCTGGGGAGAGATAGAAAATTATAAAGACTATTTTAAATGAAGATAGGCATAACATTTAGTGCTTTTGATTTATTGCACGCAGGACATGTTGCTATGTTAGAAGAAGCTAAAGGTGTCTGTGACTATTTAATTGTAGGACTACACACTGACCCTAGCGTAGAAAGATCAAATAAAAATAAACCTGTGCAAAGTTTGATAGAAAGACAAATACAATTAAAAGGTTGTAGATATGTGGACGAAATAATTTGTTATGAAACAGAGCAAGATTTATTGAACCTACTGAATATGGTAAGGTGGCATATAAGAATAATAGGAGAGGAATATAAAGGAAAAGCATTTACTGGTTGGACAGAGTTTAATAACTCATGCTCTAATAAAGAAATTTATTATAACTCAAGACAACATAAATTTTCTAGCACTTCTTTAAGGGAGAATATAACAAATGAAACGGCAAGATAAAAAAAGAATGTACTTCAATATCTATATGATATACAAAAATTCTGATGCTACTTTAGAGGAGATAGGTATGAAATATAAAATTACAAAACAGAGGGTATGGCAAATAATTCGTATGTGCAGGTTAGGACATAGTGATTACTACAAGGGTTTAAGAGTATATAATGAGGTCTGTAAAAAAGTCAAAGAAAGATATCCAGATATACATAATGATGTATTGAGAGGATGGCTCAGGGAAAATGGTATACGACTCATAAAAAGTAAAAATGGTTCAGAGATCTCTACATCGAACAACAAGCTTGTCTAGTTCCCCATGTGTGGGTACTTGTTCAGTGACTCAATTTGGTACTCGTATATGTAAAGGTTGTGGTCGTACGGAAGAAGAAATAAGAGATTGGAACAGTTATTCAGACACAAAGAAAAAACTTATAGTAATAAATTGCTGGGCTTTAGGTTACACGCCCAGACAAAAGAGAGATATGATACAAGATGAAGAAATACATTCATGTAAATCAACACAAAATAAAAGCTAATTTGAAACACGGCACTGACGAGCCAGTCATTACTATAAAAGAAGGAAAGAACAATACTTACTGTCACGCAGTTAAAATTTTAGGGGAAAGCACAGTCAGGTATGGGGGTAATGATAAACCCATCCTGCCCTGTGGTGCTAGAGTTGTGATAGAAACTACAGCAGATATAGAGGTGATAGATGATCAATGTAAGGAATAAAGGGGCATCATTTGAACGTGATATTGCTAAGAAACTTAACGCTTTCCTTAGTGAGCATAACATTGATTATGTTTGTAAAAGAAACCTTGAACAGTATCAAGAAAAAGACAAAGGCGATTTAACTATTCCTCTACACGTTATTGAATGTAAAAGATATAGAGAAGGTAGTTGGTATAAAGATGCATGGTGGAATCAAGTTTTAAAATCTGCTGACGATCAAATACCTATACTTATATATAAGTTTGATAGACAACCTATAAGAGTCGTTGTACCTATTAATTATATTAATAATAAGTATAAAAATTCTGACATAAAATGTGTGATGACTTTTGATCATTGGCTTGATCTACTTGTTAATGTTCTTAAAGAACATGCTATTATCTCGTAGTCATTAGCTTATAGTATCCCTAACTTTTAACTTTTATTAAAAGGAGGTAATTATGGCACATGCCGTAGAAACAATGGCTTATGCTGGGGAAGTTCCCTGGCACGGATTAGGTGTTAAGGTTGAAGATAACCTTACCCCTGATGAAATGCTAGTTGCTGCTGGACTTGATTGGACAGTAAGTAAAAGGCATTTATTCACACACTCTGAGCCAAGCGTAGATAATAGTAAAGAGGTTATACCTGTTAATGATTATTACGTTCTAGTAAGAGATAGTGATAACAAAACCTTTGGTCCTTGTGGTCCAAAGTTTGTACCGTCACAAAATGCTGACGCTTTTAAATTTTTTGAGAAATTTACTAGCGTAGGCGATATGTCGATGGATACAGCTGGTGCCTTAAAAGGTGGTGAACAAGTCTGGGGCTTAGCTAAAATCAATGATGGTTTTACGCTTCCTGGAGATGACAGAGTACTAGGTTATTTACTAGTTTCTGTATCTCATAAGTGGGGCAAAGCTAACGAGATTAGGTTTACACCTATTAGGGTAGTTTGTAACAACACTCTTACCTATGCTTTAGCAGATAAGACTAGACCTTCATTTAAGATGCCTCATTTAACGGCTCTTGATGCGGATGTATTTAAGTCTGCAGAGGAAGCACTAGGTATCGCTGGTGATCGTATGAAAGACTTTAAAGAGTCTGCCGAGTTCTTAAGTTCTAAGAACTATACGTCACAAAATGTAGTATCATATATATCTGAGCTATTTCAACCAGAATTATTGGAACAGCAAAAGAATATGGAGCAAATGAGTGATATAAAAGCTATAGCAACACGTCAATCAATGGTTGATGAGTTTAAGCGTGTACCAGCAATGGTACATCAAGCTTTAGAAGAACAGCCAGGAGCTAACCTCAAGTCCTCTAAGGGTACTTGGTGGGGTGCTGCTAATGCTGTCACTTTTATAGTTGATCATAAGTGGGGTCATGACAGGGACGCAGCATTACATAATGCGTGGTTCGGTGGTCGTGCATCACTTAAGCAGAAAGCTATATCAAAAGCTCTGGAGTATGCCAAAGCTGCATAATGGCTATGACTTTCGACGAGATGTCTGAGCTAACTGAAGAGTTAGCTCGGCTTCTTGTCGAAGAGTCAAAACACATATCAGAAAATATAGAAGCACCAGATAGCGTGGTGCCTGCAGCATTTTTATTTGCTGCTGTACAATCAGCTATAGAATTTTTTGAAGCCACTGTACCAAGTGGTCATGTATTTGAAGAAGAAAATTTAAGAGAAGTGATGCATTCCGCAATGGATCTTGCTTTGAGTTATCATTTCGGAACTGATTTTAGAGACGAAGAAGACAGTCTTCATTAAAATTTTTTAACAAGAATTTTACATTATCCTTTACTTTTAACTTATTGTTATATATGCTTAGCTTTTATTTTAAGTAATTATGTTAGACGAAGAAGCTATAGTATTTGTTCTAGATACACCACTAAGTAATACTTATAAAAGAGTAGTACGTGTGAACAGTGTAAAGTCAGGTAGAATTAGAGGTGGCTCACTTATATTAGGTGACCCTAATAAATTTGCCTATCCTTCATGGTTTACTGTGGAACATCTAGATAAAATTATTGAGTGCCATAACTTGAAAAAGTTTAAGTACAAAGATAAACAAGACGCATGCAGAAAACTCTATAAATTACTTCTACCACTGGCTAAAGAGCCTAATGACTCTGACTTTGACCCACACTCTGTAGCGTTTCACTCAAACGTAGTAAAGAAACCTACGTTTAGGAAACCTGTGCAGAAGAAAGTGGTTCGTGTGTCAAGCATTAACATGGAGAGTAAGGTGAAAGCTACTGATAAAGTTCCTTCATCTGATAAAAATAAAACCAGACAACTTTATTACACTGGTGAACTAACCGTTGCTGAGTTGTTAGAAAAACACAGTGATCTAAAACTAGGTGATATAAAGTATGACGTAAAATCCAAATACGCAGAAGAGGTGTAATATGGCTAGAGCAATGTCTCTAAAAGGTAAAGTAGCAACCTTTAAACAGCTACAAAATATAATTAAAAAGGGTAGAGAGAACGAGTATAATCGACAACTCGATGAAACTAAACTCAAACCTTTCTTAGTTAAAGAGCTGGATAAAATGCACATGGATATAAATGAGGTTAAGTTTCCTATGACTGCCCTTATGATACATGAGCATGCTCAAGGTGAAAAAGTTGCTCCACATATTAGAGCGTCAATATATATTCCTGGAACAGGTAAGGAAAGAACTATTATTGATGTTGACTGGAACAGCTGGGAAAAACTTGACATAGTTGAGGCATAGTATGGACTTTGAAAAGAATGTACCCATACCTGAAAATTATGATGGTCCGAGAAATAACAAGTATAATTACCATAAGATGGACATTGGTGACAGTTATGCAGTTGTTTTTGAGCCAACGCTAGTTCAAAAAATGAGAGTGGCTTTAAGTCAATACTGTAGAAGAAACGATAAAAAGTTTACCACCAGAAAAGTATTTGAAGATGGTATGACACAGTTTAGAGTATGGCGGATAAGTTAACACCAAAACAAGAAAAGTTTGCTCAAAATGTCGCTAAAGGCATGAGTAAAAAAGATGCTGCAAAACACGCTGGGTATAGCGAGAAGAATGCAGGGAAAGCTGGTACAGTGCTAACGAGTAAAGACAATCCATTAGTTCAAAAGAGAATAGGTGAGTTACAAGAAAAAGCTGCAGATAAAGCAGAACTTAGTTTAGGAACTCATTTAAAGGATTTAAAAGATATTCGTGACGGTGCTATGCGTAATAACGCTTTCTCTGCAGCAGTAACAGCAGAGGTGGCTCGTGGTAAAGCTGCAGGTCTATATGTAAACAGAAGTGAACTTACTGTAAACAGAGTAGATACCATGTCAAAAGAAGAAGTGCTTGAACGTATGAAGCAACTATATTATGATACAGGTGGTGTATTACCTGCTGGCAAGATAATAGAAGTGGAGCCTGAAGAACTAGAAGAAGAGGAGCAAAGGATAATAACGAAAAATGCTAGTGATGATAATACATCCTAGCTATACTTAATTAAATATAATTAAACGGAGGAACTTATGACATATTTTAAATTTAAAGTCACAGAGGAAGGTTATACTGAAACAGGTTGGGACTCTCAAGGTAATCAAGAGTCTTACCAATTTATAGCTGACCCCAATAGTTATGCTAAACGCATAGCACAAGTAATACAAAATAACCAAAAATTAGAAAATAGGGGCTATATAAGTCCCGAGTTTTCTAAAGCTATGACAGAGCATAAACCTGAAGAAAAAGGTTTCTCACACAGTGTACGAGTAAATAAGGAAGGAGTACTCGAGGATGTTATCATCGAAGATTGAAAAAGATATAAATTGCTGGGTTTACGAATTTTTAGCTAAACCGAACGAGTTATTAGATTGGTTGCCTGTGTGCCCATATGCTGCTAAAGCATTACATGAGGACAGGGCTAGAATAGAAATAAATACAAGTTTATTTTCTGAGTCTTTCTACGAAAAATTTATTCCTACTTTTGATCATCATAAAGAGGATATTCTTATACTCGTTAGTACCTTTAACGAAAGATCATTTACCGAATTTAATAATTTCATTACTAAACAAAATCAATGCATCTTATGGAAAAAAGACATATTTATAATGGGTAGCCACCCTGATGATACCGAAGAAGGTATTGAGCTGTTCGGTACTAATGCATACAATGACGAGGAAGTTGGACCGTATCCTATGATCTTTGTCCAGAAGCTTAGTGATTTAGTACATGAAAGCAGAAAGCTACAAAAAACAAAATACTATGATAATTTCAAAGTAAAAGATTACAAACAATTGGTAAACGAAAGAGAAGAACTATATAAGAGGTATAAGAATGTTTTTTAGAAGCGTCTACAATCCTCCTCTGCTCTTGCCTGCTGGAGTGAGAACCAAAGTAAGATGTGTGTGACACTGTGTAGACGCACCCTTTATATTTTTAAGGGTTTTTATAAGGCAGTTAATCTTACACAGCAGGTCAACCAATGAGTAAAAAGAAAAACAAATACAGAGGTTCTAATGAACTACCTGATATGTCTTATGAATTCTTAGGTGATGTACCCTACACTATTGAAAACATGACAGAAATAACAATGATAATGCGTGATGAATATAAAAGAAAAATGAAGAAAAAGGATTGATGCTTTTATCTCATTTTGATGTTTACTAAAATAAAGGTTTATAAATAAGGAGTAATATGAAATATAAAAACTTAAATACTAGTGATGATGTTGAATATTATTTTATGGCTCGTGATGTAAAACGATCTATCTATGACTGGGCACAAGAGTGTGTCGTAGCTGATGGCTACGGCTTTTTCCACCCTAGCTTTTTTAGGAAGGTAGGTGTCCCTGATAGGTTTGTCGAATACGTCACTAAAATTCATAAAAGTAATCCTCTCGATATGTTTGCGTTGTTTAACGGTCAAATATATGGTAAAGATGATAAACCTATGGACGAAGTTATAGCCGTAAATAATATGGAATTTCTCGCTGAGATATGTAAAGCTTTAGATTTACCTGTTAAAACTGGAGCGTGGGGTCGTAATAAACGTGCTAAAATACTTGTAAAACGTATTGAGGACTATATAAACAATACCCAAATGTACTGTGATAATTGTGACGCACCAGCCGTAGTCAAAGAGCACGGCTTGTTTCTGTGTGAAAAATGTACAGCTACTGATACTATAAGGAGTAAATACTTATGAAAATAAGATTAGGAACTGCTGCCCATGTGCCGAAGTGCGGATCACGTGGTAAGAAAACTTCTCAAGGTCGAGGCAATGTAGGTTTCTCGACTATGAATAAAAATAAGAGAAGGTCTTATAAAGCATATAGAGGACAAGGAAGATGAATGATGTAAGAAAACTTATTATACTCGTTATGGGAATGTGCCTGATTGTCTTAGTATATAATCTAGAGATATATTTAACTTAACAAGAAAGGCATCATAATATGATCGAGCTTTACTTTCTATATCTAATAAGTTATGCTTACTTAACTTTTTAATTAATAACTCAAAACTTAGGAGCAGATATGAAAAAAAGTGTTAAGAAGGTAGTTAAACCTGCCACAACTAAAAAGATAGTTAACATGAAGTTAGCTGTAGCAACCAACCTAGCAGAGATTGCTAAGTCTGGTGAAAAGGTTATAAAGCCAGGAAAGTATAATCCTGACCACTTTATAGTTACAACTGGTAAAATACCCAGAGTGACACATAATCAAGAGCGTGTACTAGACTTCAATAAGAAGACTGTACGTGAAGCACTTGAGTCACGAAGGTACGCTTACCAAGACATCAAATATGATGTCGACCGTGGATTTATCGAGATAGTAGAAAAACTTTCAAAATAAATCTAGTCGTATATGACTCGTTGAGTTATATTACTTGTAGGTGCTGGGCGATCTCTCCCTAAAAAAGATGATTCTCCTCCCTCGTCCAGCACTCTACTTATAGGAGAATTAAATGTCAGCAAAAGAACATAATTTTAAATGGTGCGAACTGTGTAAACAGGAAGTGAACTTTGGTGAGTATCAAGGTCACAAACGCATGGGCACAAAATACCAACACGGTTTTCTTGAAAGCATGGATCACTCGACCCATGTGATTAAAATAAAATATGTTGGTGGTTATACAGTTATAGATAGGAATGAAGAATCAGTGGTGCATACTTGTAAAGGTTGTAAAAGATCAAAGGGAAATATCCTAGGCATCAAACTTGATCATTAATATACTTTATATATTAATTTTTTATACACGGAGAATATATGAAAAATAAAACTTTAACACCTGAGGAACGTAGGCGCATCAGTAGTCAATACACTATTGCCCCTGCGTATAATAAGGGAGCTTATCAGGTGATCCCTAAAAAAGATATCAAATATATTGGTAAGTAATATGATCAATATAGATGACTTAGAAGTTCCTGAACATGACCCTGAGACTGAGTACTTAGAAACAGTACTTAGGTTTAGGGTTTTCAGGCAATATGTGGGTGCTGACGCAAGAGATGATGAACCTTGGAGTTTATACATGTCGTCACTTACTCAACAAGGTGCAAAAGATGCTATACACAATGATAAAAAGTGTACTGACATCTTTGCTTATAAAATAGTAGATAACAAAGAACATTCAATGATTGTTCGCCAACAATGGTAGGAGGTACCCATGGGTTTAGATTGTTATGTAGTAAAAGGTAATCGTGACGAAGTATTTAAAGACGACCGTCTCGAAGATCTTACCCTCGTAGGAGGGATGTTTAGTGGTAATGGTAACGGCTCGTTTAGGGGCAGGTGCTATGAAGAGTTTGTAGCTCATTTAACTGCTTCGAATCCAGGTTTCTGGCATATAGAAGACGAAGTTATACAAACTGATGAGTTGCGGATATATGGTATACTCTTACGAGAGTATTTAGAAGATACAGGTTTAAATAATATGCCTGATTATCATGAGTTTAAGTGGTCTGCTCCTGGTAGTATGTTCACTTATGAATATAGGGTTAAAGAAATTAAAGACTTAGCAACTTTATTCGAGGTGGCAGCAGAGAATAAATGCGTAATGGAGACATGGTGGTAATATGAGTAAAGATAAATATGAAAGTATCAAAGCTAATGATAAAGATCACTTTGATCAAAATCAAGAGTACTACGACTTTTTGGACGACATGATGGACTCAGGTGGTTCAAATATGTTTCAAGCTCCTATGATGTTAAGAGAATGTTTTGAATTGTCAAAAGGCGAAGCTCTTAAAATATTCATAGCGTGGAAGGATACTAAGTAGTGATCATGGTAGGGATCGTTAGTGATCCCTACTATACTTTATATATTAATTTTATTATGGAGATAATATGAAACCAGAAACAATAATCAAACATATCGAACTTGTAGGTAATCGTGAAAACCTCAAGAAGATACAAAAAGCAGTGACTGCTCAAAAGAAACTCCTTAACGAGCTGCACGAACTGGGGCAGGTACAATGATAGTATTTGATAATCAATCAGACATAAACGCTGTACACGGTATCTTGCAGAAAGTAGCGGAAGAAGTTAATAGTTATTATTGGCACCGTGACTCAGAGGTAGATTTAGAAAGAGCCAGTGAGTTGAGGAACTTACGGGAACATCTTATCAAAAGGGGTTATATAGATAGTGGTTATGATTTAGCTAAACTTACTTATGGTCTTGTAAACTTATACCCACTCACTGAAGTGTCAGAAGAAAATAATAGGCAATATCAATCTGTTCTACTTAAACTTACTGATGGTCAAAGAAGCGAACATCTCTTTGAAGTGCGTGAGTTAGAAAAAGATACAGGTGATAAAGTCAAAATGTCTACTAAATTCGACATGGCTTTAGAAAGACTCTTAAACGGCTACTAGGTAGCTAAACTCTTCAAGTACGAATGGGGCTTAATCAACGCTCGATTAAGCCCTTTCTTTATTTATAATACCTAACTATACCTTTTAAATTGCTACGCTCGAAAGGGCTGGATTTAGCTTAAAAAAATTTAGGAAGAAGATAGGGATTGTATATGATCCTTACTATACTTAATTATATTAAATAAAGGAGTTATCATGAATAATCAAGATAAGCGAATAAATGTAGCACTACCCGAAGATTTAGCTGAGGACGTAGACTATATCGCAGAAATGCTTAGCCAACGAACAGGTGCTAAGATAGGTAGAACGAATGCTATTAGAGCAGCAACGAAAGCATGGTTTGATACTGAGAATAACGGTTGAGCCATGTGGTTTGATAATGTAGAACAGTTAGAGGAACATGTCGATGTATGTTTCGCTCGTGATACGGCTTTAAGCTATAACGGAACTTATGCTTATGATGGCGAGGACGGTGGGTGTTTCATTGAAGCACTCCGAGAACTCGCCACTCTCACTATGTCTCATGAACTAGGTAAGTTTGAATATAACGGTCCGCACGGTGGTGTCGACAACAAGACTCTACTTATCTTTGAGACTAATAAGTATAAATTCTTATGTGTTGAGTCTCGTGAGGAAGTAGTCTATGACGGTGGCACGTGTGCCTTCGGTACTGTAGAATTTTACCTAAAAGAAGATAGCGACGAAGTATAGGCATCTAAAATGATGTTTACTATACTTTAATTATTAACTTAACGTACAACGGAGGAAGTATGAACGAAGAGTTTAAAGAAGGTTTAAATCAAGATGCACAGCAACAAGTGTGTACTGATTTAAAAGAAATAATATCCGACATATTACATGCTCGTGATAATTTTAGGACTATTGTACAACGCTGGGACTTACCAGTGTCTGACCTTAGTAGTATTAACAGAGTGTCTGACCTATTAGATGATATTGACATCATAGAAAATAAGGTGAAAGATGCTAGAGGTTGAACGATTTAAACAGCAGGGTTGGTCAATCGACCCTGCTACTAGGTTCCTGGTCTACAAAGAAGGAACACCTGAAGAGCAAGTCTATACTAAAGTTCTCGGCGATGCAAAGCTCGAATCTGTTTACATCAGGTTAGGTCTAGAGCTGTGGGGAAGAGTAGGTACGGATGATCTCATCGATAAAGACTTTGTAGCAACATAAATTAACTAACCATTATAGTGAGGATGCTAGGGATCACCTAGCATCTTTACTATACTTAATTATATTAATTTACTTACCAACGGAGGAATTATGAATGTAAATTATAATTTTTATAAAGAAATCGATGGTGTTGAATGCTACGGGAGATTTACTCTCGAAGATGTAATTAGCATCGGTTATCAAGATGAAGCAGGTAATGGTTTAGAAGACTTCTTTACTATCACCAGCGAAGACGTAAAAAACTGGTCTACACTAGTACAACATATCAAAGAGTCACTCGGTCCTAGATTTACTCTTGACCAAGTCGAGATAGGTTAATGAATATAATAGTTGATTACATGAAGTCCATGGTGTTAGCCATCAGAAAAAATCATAATAAATTTATGGAGGAAAGATGTCCTCAGAAAAAGTTTTGTATGATGTGTGATGAACTTATGACTTTTCAAAGGAGTTCAAGAAAGTTTTGTTCCAATCGTTGTCGAATGGCTTACAATAGAAAATACAGACCTGAATATAAATAGAATATAACGAGGATGCTAGGCATCCTTTAACATCTTACTTATACTTTAGTTATAAGTTAGTTAATGGAGGAAACATGACTAATAATTTAAAAAACTATGTTGATTATGTGAAGCCTGTGGTGCGAGCTATCAGAGAAAATCATAATCAATTTTATGATCTCGCTTATTATGAGATCAGTCCCGAGGATTTGTTTGCTCAAGATTCAAAAGATCTTGTGAACTTTATGGATCCATTCGGTGGCAAGTTTACTCCCGAAGAGTTTACTGGTGATATACCTTTAGCGTATGCCAGCTTTGGTGAGGAAACAGGTGCTCGTGTAGTTCTGGAACTGTCTCCTGAGAACCGTAAAAAGTTGTCAGAAGAAGTCGTTGATGTATTCAGTGGAATGTATCATCGAGAGGCTAGTGAATGTCTACATGAGTGGAAAATAACTCGTGATGATACTGTTTATGTATTACTGGAACATCAGTATTATCAAACAGACTCAGGTTTTATAGCGTCTGACAGCTGGGGAATAGTCACCACTGATACAGTGCGTCCGTTTAGCTTTTTGTCTCATGGGTTTGGTCTTGATTACTTAGTGGATCATATTGATCAACACCACTTGATTCACTGGGCTTCTGAGTAAGAATATAGCGAGGAAAGATAGGCATCCTTTATGATGCTTTATATACTAGTAGTTAATAAGTAAAACGGAGGATTATATGTTAGATCTTATTAGTAAATCAGACGTATTAGATCCAGACGTCTTTGATAACTCAGACCCCGAACAGGCAAGAGTTCAAAGTATTCTTGATGTAATACTGGATCATCTCAATGATGATCAAAAAATACTCTACCATTTTGGTGAGTGTGACGGTCATGATGATGAACATTATAAGTTTGTCATGAAAGACCAATTAGCCCCTTGGCATACTGTCTATGATAGTTGTTACTTCCCTGTCTCTGACGGTGGCTCATACAGCATCATACAGGTATCTTATAGTAAATGTGGCATGCATTTTTACTTAGCGTTATCCCTCGGTGGTTCGCTAGGTGCGTCTGCACTCACAGAATACTTCAAGGTTCCTCTTGAGGGTAGTAAGTGGGCATGGGGTGCTTAAGAATATAGCCATCAAGATAGGCATCCTTTAGGATCTTACCTATACTTTATTAATAAGTTAATTAATACGGAGGATCAACTTATGACTGAAGATGTTAAATTTATAGAACTTCAGCCGAATGAATATCATTTAGCTAAAGCTCTTCAAATTAAATTTCAAATCCCTCATGAACTTAGGGTAAATGGTAATGGTAATTTCATCTACTTTTATGTTTGTGATCATAATACTTACGTTCAAGCAGAAGGTGCTATTACTGGTGATTTTGCTAATGATGTAATGTTTAAGATCAACGGTAAGTTTACGGATTTAGATCTTTATAAGCTAATGACTTACTCATTTGATGCGGAAATTCATTACCTTGAGAATAACGAAAATCATTAGAGAACTATAGGGATCTTATAAGATCTTACTTATACTATATTTATAAGTTAATACTAGAGGAGGAAAACTTATGAACAATTCTATTAAAACGAGTGTCTCACTAGCTAGTGGTGAGTGTGCTAGGCTCAACGATGTTGTGTTTTTTAATCATAAATTAGTTTATGATCTTGAGAAAAAATGGAAAATTGCTGACTACCTATCACAAAGTATACTCAATGTTTTTCATGACCTTGATGGTGCTGAAGACTATGAAGAATACCGTAAAGCCCTAGCAAAGTGTGTGCATGACGACTGGGATATGACAGTGGACCCTGATGACTTCCTTAACTGGAGAAGTCATGAGTTTATTGATGAGTGTCTGTTAATCTTAGAGACTATCAAGTATACAGTCAACAACTGTCGAAGAGTACAAGAAGCTATAGCTAAGTATGATGACTTCAACCTTATGTCTGAGGAAGAAATTCAAGACAAGTTCGACCGTGGTGCTGACACCGTGTATTATGAACACCGTGAAGATATCTGGATGAAAATGGAAGAATTCTATAATCAGCTACCTACAAGATAGCCAAGAATCTTAGAGAACTATAGGCATCTTATAAGATCTTACCTATACTATATTTATATAGTAGTTATAAGAGGAGGAAAAAATTATGAAACTTTATATTGAAGAAACAGTACAACACTTTTTAAATAAAAGGCACACTGCCGAAGGTTTTAAAAACTTTAAAATGTTTGTGCAAGACTTGAAAGATCATTACTATGAGGATGGTTTTTGGGAGTGGCCAGAAGATATTCCTCAGCTGAGGGATGTTCATTTAGCGTGCTCGGTGCGTGATTATGAGAAGGTCGTAAGATTATGGGTTAAGCACATCATAGCCCCTAATTATGAAGATAACGCTTTTGACGGAGGATAAGTTTTAGTAGCTAGTCACAGACCCTCCCAAATTGTCTGTGACGGTGTGAGGGAGTTAGGGTTAATACTCTCTCACACCACTTTCTTATTATTATCTCACCAATTTTATAAAACATTTTTCTTAAAATATCTCTGATTTGCTAATACGCTAATAGGCATGAGTCTAGAAGCACTGATGTACATCGCTTTTCTTGACCTATTGGCTACCCTATTAGCGACCTATTGGCTGTTTCTTGGTAATAGGGTGAGAATGGGTGGTGTTTGGGTCGTGGTGCATGGTGCAGATAAAGCATGGGAAAGATAATTGCAGTATGATTTACAGGTATTCTAGACCCTATATAAGAAACCAGGAAACCACGGACTCTGACACAAGGCACAAAATACTTGAGGAAAGGACAAAGAACCATGAATTATGGACAATCGTCAATAGGGCAATAGGATCACAATCATCAAATCAAAGCCCCCGATCACAATCCCATGGTCCAGGAACCACATGCGATCGGAAATCAGATCAGATCTAGGTCCATGGTCCAGAGTTCATCGTCAAAGCATCTTCCCCCATTACAATCCGAACTGGGTTCACACACACATACCCATGAACCATGTGCCATGGCACTGTGATCTACGTGTAATACATGATCTGATCTTCGTTAAATAACTTTACATTTAGCTTTACTTTCATATTGTTCTAGCGTATAATGTATTAATAGTTAAAAATTATTTTAACTATTAATAAAGGAGGGTCATTGTGACTACTAAAAACTTAACTAAACCGATCGTTATAAATAACGCTTATGTTCGTGAAAATATGGATCGTGAACTAGTGGCAACTGCTAAGTCGCCAAGAGCTGTGCACAACGCAGAGCGTCAACCTATACTAAATGGCAAAACGCCTCAAGAGGCTCTTGATATTAAACCAAGACTTGTAGTAATGGCGGACTTGGTCTATGATCTAAAGTGTGGATTCCTGACTTTTAAATAAATAGGAATAAGATTAGGGGTGCTTCGGCACCTCTCTTCTTATATACCTGCTTCAGATCAGATCGGATCCACATAAGGATTGTCAAATCAAAGTCCGTCCCCCAATAATCAAAATCCGTCCCCCCTATATAATTACAACAACCATAACTACAATTACAAGAACCATATCAGATCAGATCGCATTGAGAGAGAGAATACCACGTACCACGATCGGATCGAAGTGGGTAGTAAAAAAGAAGAGAGGGGGCTTTACACCCCCTCAGTTCCCAGCCTTACTTAGCTGAAGGTACTTCTTGAATACCTTTTACCTTAATAGCGTAGGTAATGTCAACAGATCCTTGACCCGTTTTGAATATTTCCGCTACGGTTTTACCGATCCAGCTTTTATATTTAGCTGAATTTTTTTCACCAAGGCGTCCTATATTACTACCTAAAACTATTTTAGCATTAAGATCGTATTTAGTACTAATTTTAATCACCATTATAGTACCCTTTATTAGTCGGAAATGTTTAATTTAAAGGGTTAATAATTAAACATATAGGTATATGATACGCTATTAAATATGAAAGTAAAGCGGAAAGTTAAGTATATAACTACGAGTTATACGGTATAATAAAAAGTTATAAGTAAATCAAAAGCTTTACCCCAAAGTAAATGTAAGGTATAATACGGCTCCCTCACCACCCACCCACCCAAAGTATATAACACATCAGATCAGATCGCATGACACACACACCCCCCC